CTTTGTCTTTTCCTTTTCTAAGAACTCGTCCAATACTTTGAAGATTGCGGATTCTGGACTTACTTGGAGAGGCAAAGATAACATTATGGAGTTTTTTAATATTGATACCTGTACTAAAAGTTCCATAGGAGGCAACAATGATTGCGTTGTTTTCTCTTTCTGTGATCTCTCGTACTAACTCTCTTTCCTCTGCATCTACACCACCATGTACAAAAAATACCTTACGGTCATCTCGCTTGTTATTATTTATCTGATCGTAGAGAACCTGTCCATGTGCTTCAACTCTTGCAAAAAGAATAAGAGTGTTACCTTTAAGATCTAGTGCTAGATTTTTAATGAAACGATTTCTTTGTTCGTGAGAGATAAGATACTCTATCTCATCATTGTATGTTTCAAAAGTTTGTGGTGCATGTTTGAGCACAAGACATTGAATATCAAGTTGTGATAAGTGTCCCTGTCTCATCAACTCATCAGTTCTCGTTACCTTATATGATGGACCAAAGAGACCCTCTAGCACCCACTTATGAGTTTGTGTGCCATCTAATGTGCCAGTAAAACCAAATCTATATTTTGCATGGTGCAACTTAGTCATGATCTGAATTAATGACTTTGATTTGAATAAGTGAGCTTCATCACCAATCACAACTTCAAATCTTTCAAACCAACTTCTCTCAAGTTTATAGATAGACTGCCATGTTGTTATAACAATTGGACGATCATCATATTTCTCCCTCCCACTATAAATTTTATGGCAGTGGGTCTCAACGTCCCAACCATATTCCTCAAAGTCTTTATACATCTGCTCTACCAGACTGGTCGTGGGAACAACTACCAGAATATTTTTCCCATGCTCAGCGTAATATCTTGCTAATGAATAAATCATCAGAGATTTGCCTGACGCAGTGGGAGATATCAATAGTCTTCGGTTGTGTCTTAGAGCATCGAATACTCCCTCGACTTGGTATTGTCGTGGCTCGTGGACCGAAATAGATTTAATATAATCCTTAACTCCTTCAAAAGAAATAAACTCATTCTCCTCATAAGGAGTGCCGTAGAATTTATTATCCTCAAACTTGTAACTGTATCCATATTTCTTGCAGAAGGATATAATCTTATCTAACAGACCGACGTAGATTTGTTTGGAACGAATATCAAAGAGATGGATCTCTCCGTTCCAATTTCTACCACGATACTGTGGCATGAATTTTGCATTAGGAACCTCAAACTTAAAGTGATCTCTAAGTTCGTATTCAATATGAGGTTCAGTTTTTACTTTTAAAAAAACTTCGTTGGATTTTGAAATAACAACATTTGCAGTCGTATCAATCACGTAGATCCATTCATCTACTAATATTTATTACATATTGTCAAATTGATATTCTAAAATCAGTTTGTAAAAGTTATCTCTCATTGCTTTCAAATCTTCCTGTTCGTCAGGATGTCCTCCAGACCATTTTTCCACTGCTTGAGAAAGACCTAGGTGAATAAGTTTAATCCCTTTTATATTCAGTTCAATTGACCAGTATTCATCTTCCATTATCCCAAACCTGAATTGAATCTCATAAACTCTATTGCGTTCTTAATTTGATATGTTCGATTCGTAATCTGTTTCAAAATACTTTCAATGTATACTAACATTGTGTCATAATAATCAATCTTCAAACATACTGTAGATAATTTTTCGTCGGCATCAAGATACTTTTGCATAGTATCTTTGTCACGAATCTTTTTTGGAAAAGGATTATCTATATAAACATCAGGGTCTGCTTTTCCACTAAAGTATTCATAACGTTCGTGTCTTATATTTTTTCTTTGTTGTTCTGCTTTCTTTCTCATTAGAAAGATGGTATTATATAATTCAAAGTACTTTGCATGAAGAGTGGGAATATTGGTGGACTCATCATGTAAATTGTCCATATCAATTTTTGCATCTTTTTCCCACATCTCTTGAAGTTTATCAAGATCGATCATAAAGGATTGCCACTCATATTATTGATAGTGTATATACTATACTTGAAAGTTGCCTCAGCTGTAAAGTACTCTTGATCAGTTTGTGTCGCATCAAAGTTAAGTGTTGCTAAAGAAACGGGAAAAACATCTTTAAAAAATACTTGAAACCTTGGAACAAGATTGTTGTTCAAAATTTGCAGTGTTGCGTCTGAATAAACATTCAAACCCGTTTCGGCAAATCGACCTTCAATATCACCAGGACCAAGTTTTTGTAAATCTATAATGTCTTGTTCAGATTCTGGGTATCCTAGACCACGAATCCACTTTTGCAACTCCATATAGTTGCCAAGATCTTCATCAACTAAAAATCGCAAAGTTAAATCTCCAAACTGAACTTTATCTCCAGGAACATCAAGATCCTTGAAATAGGTTGATTGGATTGCGGTTCCCATATTTAAATCTGGGATATTTGCTTGATTACAGAAAAAAGCAACTTTAGGACTTCTTTTTAAAAGAAATCTAAACCCAGTGGGTGCTAAAAAATTTCTGTTTTCAATTTGCCTTGATGATGTGTCTGGCATTATTATTCACTAACAACAACTGCTCCAGTCCATCCACCGTTTTTGCCATCTGTGTTTACCAGTTTAGCATTTGCAGCATCTTCTGTTGCAAAACTTGTTCTTTGGGTGTAATCATCCGACCATCTTGTGCCGCCGCAATAATACACCTCAACACTTGGATTGATGACACTTGGTTTTTTGATGTGATATGCCATTTTTTTTATATCTCTACTTTCTTATTTAGATAAAAAAAGCATCTCCTTTTAGGAGACGCTTCTTAAGTGCTTGGCGACGTGCTTTTGCTTGTCGTAGTGCTTGGGGTTTGAGTTTTCTTTTTTTCTCCTTTTTGGAGTGGTGTTGCCAGTTAGGTTTGTTCATGGTCCTAGTATAGCATAAAAAAGAGGGTCCCGAAGGACCCTCTGATTAACTCGTGTGAGTATAGATCACATGAGGTTCTTAACAGTAACTCTTCTGTAGTAACGGTTGCTGTTAACACGGAGACGACCCGCACCAACGGTAGTTCCTTCAGCAAATGGATTGGCAACAATACCGTAACGGGTCTTGAAGCCGATCTTGGGTTGGAAGGAGTTCTCACCAACGGCACGAACCATCTGGAGAGGTACGTATGGGCAATAGAACAGACCTGCGTCATAAGGTGAAGAACCCTTATAACCAACAACGTAGTACTGGTTAGCAGCACTGTTTGCCGAATAAGGATCGATGTAGACACGATACTTACCTTGGAGAACACCTGCGAAGGTGTTACCAGTGTCATCAACGTTCAGGTTTGCGTTGAGTGCTGGGGTGTAGTCGAGAACACCAGCCATGGTCAGTGCTGAAGCAACGTCAGCAGAGCACATGATGATGTTGCCCTTTCCTCTACGAGTTCTTTGTGCGATTGCGTTAGCATCACGCTCGATCTGGAACAGGAGACCCTTGAACTTCTCAACACTCCAACGTCCGTTTGAGTCGATGTCGAGGTCAAACTCACCAGCAGTTGCGGTGTTAACTGAAGCACCTTGCTCAGCAATCTTGTAGATGGTTCTGATAACTTCACGGTTGATCTCAGCAAGAATCTCTGTGGAGAGAATGTTTGCAAGTTCAGCCTCAGCATTCAGACCGTGGATTGCCTTGAGGTCCTGTGCCAGTTCCAAGGAGTACTCAGCTTTGAGTGCTCTGGACTTCGCAGTAACAGTGACTTTCTCGATCGAGAAGGCCATCTGGTTGAAAGCGTTAGCACCAGTGTCAAGTGCTTCAGCAGAGTCGGTACGCATACCCTGACCGACGTTATATGCGGTCGAAGTTGCAGTACCAGTTGGGTTCAGAACTGAAGGGTTGGTTCCAGCCTGTGTAGTAGTACCCAGACCAGCATTAGCATCGGAGAATCCGTTTGCATCATCCAGTCCAGCAGGCTGACCAGAGAATGCGGTATCTACTTCGTCGAAGAAGGTTTCGGAGCCGTCCTGAGCCTTGTACTTAGAACGCATTGCGAAGATGAGTCCAGTAGGACCGGACATTGGCTGAACACCTGCGAGGTCATATGCGACCAGGTTAGGCATTGAGCGACGGATCAGGGAGATCAGAACAGGGTCGAAACCTGCAACTGTCTGACCACCTGAGGAGGTGTATCCACCATTACCAACAGAGTTGGTGGGTTGCTCAGTCAGCATACCACCTTCGTTGAAGGCAGATTGCTCACGGAGGAATTTTTCTTGGTTTTCCAGCAGGACTGCGGTTACAGCTCTACGATGAGAATCTTGGATCTCAGCGCAACCCTCATGATTGAGGAGAGGTGCCCACTTTTCCTGCAACTGTTCGGATTGGAACATTTGCTTTAAAGGGTAATGTTTGCGTTTGATTTAATATTAAATTCAGGAGTTGCCAAAAGAACCCAGGGTTCTCAGGTATGTAGCCATAGAATCAGATACTGAAGCAGCATCCGAATTGTCTACACCCTCAGAAAGGGTTTCAGTTTTAGCAGAGGAAGACTCTTTCTTGGAGGCAAAGTATGACTCCTTGAGTGTTTCCAGTTTTTCACGATATTGTTCTTCACTTTCAAACTCAACACTTTCGGAAAGTGAGGCGAGCTTCTCCTTCTGAGTGGACGCGAGTCCTTCAGAAACGTCATCGAGAATACCATCTGCAACGGACTCAGCAAGTCTGCTGTTCAGAGCAATATTCTTCTCGATTTGCTCATTGAGTTTTGTCTCCATATCATCAAGTTTTTCTACCATGCTCTCAAGTACATCATATTTTTCTTCAGGGATAGTTACATAATGTTCTTCAAAAAGACCCTTCATTCCTTCAAGGAATGATTCGGTCATTTCGGTCTTAAGACCAGCTTCAACTGCGAGTGCATTTTCTTCAATCCACTCGTCAGCAACATACTCAAGATAAGAATCTACACGCTCTGCGAGTGACTCTTTTGCTGCTTCAATTTCTTCTGCAAGAATAGCAGCATATTGTGCTTCCAGATCTTCCTTGACTTCAGCAACCTTGGCATTGATTGCTGCTTCAAAGATAGTTTTTGCTTTTTCTTTAAATTCTTCGGAGAGTTCTTCACCACCGAGGAGAGCATTGACATCTTCTTCGATGTCATACTCAGCAGCAGTCTCTTCTTCAGCAACTACTTCATCGGTAGTTACTTCTTCCTCTTCGATGGTGTCTTCGGTAGAGAGTTCTTCTTCTTCCTTCATTTTCTTCATGGGGTCTGCTTTACCTGCACCTTTATTAACTACATCTTTTACTTGCTTAAGAGTACCACCAGGTGTGTTCAGCTTTGCTGAATCATCATCGGGTCTGTAGTTTTCTGGAGTAGGACCACCAAGA